GTTCACGCTTGGCAAAGTACTTAATTTTTGAATGGGCCGCCCACTTTTTTTACTGTAAGTGACAACCTGCTTAATTAAGCAGGTACCCGTAGGGTCCCGGGATACGCCGGGGTGTCACAAGGAATTCGACCATGTCGCGTCCGTTGAAGCGTGCTCGAACTTCTGGGCAGCGTGTTGCGCGCCCGATTGATAAGGAGCTGATTGTCGTGGCACAGACTGCGACCACGACAGTGGTGGCGACCACTCTCAAGACCACTACCTTCCCCGGCACTGTTGTCGGCCTGCGTTGGAATTTCAACGTCGCAGTGGCTCAAGCGACAGCCGACGCTGTGGTCTCGTGGCTCATTGTGGTGGTTCAAGACGGCGAAGCGGCCAACACTCCGTCGCAGTCCAATGGGGCGGACCTCTACACTCCCGAGCAGAACGTGCTTGCCTTTGGGGTGTCTGTTGTGCGCGACTCTGATGTCGGGCAAGGTCCCGGGGTCATTCCCATCGAAGGTTCTACCAAAACGATGCGCAAACTCAAGCAAGGCGACCTCCTGCAGTTCATTTCGCTCTGCAGCGCAGTGAATGGTGCCACGGTGCAAGGGGCGTGTCAGTTCTTCTTCAAGACCTAAGGGACAACGAGGCCGAAGGCCGAGAAAGTTCACTTTAGCTTTGCTCTCACAAGTTGTCCCCTCGGCTCGACACCACATGTTGCCTCCTTGGGGTTGTGATATTAAAAAAAAGGTAAGCGGCGGAGCCGCGCTGAAGTTCATTCTTCTTCCCAGTCCCCAAAGGGTTCTGTCAGTTCGCTTTCTGGTTCAAGGGCGGCCAGTTCCGCTTCAAGCGACAACCAATCGTCGTCCAAATGGTCTTCGTTGAACCCACCAACGAAAGCGTCTTCCACTCCTGCGACGAAAGCTTCGGCAATCTCAGCGACAGCATCAGAATCAGCGGATTCTGCGACGGGTCCCGAAGTTGTTGCTACATTATTACCAACAACTTCGGGGTCTACTTCAGGACCATGCGTCGCGGTCTGATCGTCCAATGCAATCTCATCGTAAAACGTCGTGGTGAAAGCGGCGCGAAAGAGACCAGTACTGTTGCGGTCAAAGACCGGAAGAACCAAACCGAGTCGACGCTCCAGCGGTCCCCCTTCGTAAGGCTCTTCTTCTTGATACCACTGGGTGGGTGGATCGTTGCTCGTAAAGATCACATTGGACCATTTTCCAACAACGAAGGAACCCTTTACCGGAAGTTCAAGGCGGTAGCGGTCACAAATACGCAGCAAAGTACGGTAGGGCACCGTCTTCGGGTCAAAGTCATCAAAGATAATCGTGCGCTGCCCTTGATACCCGTCAAACCACAGGTTGCCTGTGTTCTGTATGGGGACAACAAAGGTCTCACCTGGTTCATCCAACGTGAAAGCGACATGACTCTTGCCAACGTTGGTAGGGCCCCAAAGCACAGCGCAGTGAACTTCTTGACGCAGGGCGGCCGAATCCGCTCGTTGGAGTTGCACGTCTAGAGCCTGCAGTCCGCGGTGGTACCGAATGAATGTGCTCGGCAAATCCTCAGCAACTCGGGCGCTACCATGAGCTCGGACAATATCGGCAGCTTGGTCCAGATCCGATCGGTGCCCTTGAGAAACCATGGTTCCGTGCTCAAACGGCCCCGCGATTCGATCCTCATCCTTGGTGCAATAAGTCCGATTCTGTTGCGGGGTGCCACGCGCTACAGCCAGGTGTACCGTTGCGCCCATGAAGACGTCACGCTTGACCGCAACCAAGGAGCAGCGGCGGTTAAGCTGAACATACCCTTGCAAATGATCTCGTTGCTTGCCTGACCCGCGTTCGTGTTGGAACACAAGGTAAACAACAACGTCCAAATCGCCCAGTCCGTCAAACCGTTCGACCATTTGTGCCCATTCGTCATCCTCGACATCGTCGGATCGGTTATAGGTGAAGCACCAGTTCTTCGCACCCCCTCCAGGCATCGTCAGTTGCGGTGTGAGGCTCCCTTTTGCCTTGGCAGAAGGGCACGGTACCTCCGTTTTGATATCGGGGACTACTTCGGGACCCCGCCTAAAAGGTTCAGTTCACGCTTGGCAAAGTACTTAATTTTTGAATGGGCCGCCCACTTTTTTTACTGTAAGTGACAACCTGCTTAATTAAGCAGGTACCCGTAGGGTCCCGGGATACGCCGGGGTGTCACAAGGAATTCGACCATGTCGCGTCCGT